CGAAGGTTTACGCCTCTTCTACGCTTCTTTCACTACATCCAGGGGGCTTTTAAAGTCAGCACTTAGAGCCCTGGAGATCTTCTTTCGGGTATCTCATCCCTATCTTATAACGCCAAGAGAAGCGGCACTTAACCCTGTGCGGGCTAGGCCCTCACCGTGTCCAAGTCAACGGTAACATTGAGAAAAACCCTGTATATGTCACCCACATTAGCATATGGTATGACATACATATCCCAGTAATCTTTCCACTCATCCGGACACAAGTCCACTAAGAGAGGGAGGTACAGTGGTACCATTTTGCGATCCCTAAGGTGCCTCGAATCGCAGAACAAACCCCAGTTTCGGATTTGTTCCTCGCAGATCAATTGCGTTGAATACGGTATTTTCCATTTCTTTTCTACCAACAACCGACTACCATGAGTCACTTCTTTCTGTTGGCCGGTTTCGTATTCTAGCAAGCATCGGAGATAAATCTCCCTGCGGTAAGAATCGACGTGTCTAGAATTGATGTAGCCCAAAACATCAACACCTCTGGTGATTTTCAAGACCTGTCGGCACAGTTCAGAAACAATAGGACAAGCGGGATACTGAACCATGTATGAGAGTGCCTTACATCTCATTAGAGCAAATTTTTTACTTTTCTTGGAAGACATATAGGCTTTGTCAACCCACCCAAATTTAGCAACAGCAGCGATGGGATCAGTCAAAACTTCCATAGATTCCATATCAAAAACCATACCACAGAAACTCGCTTCTTCCACAGAATCGAAAACTTCCATAGTAGCCTTAAGACCATAACTAGCATAATCGGCTTCAGTGATCATGATTTCGTGGGGAACGATGGCAAGAACATCATCACCCTCTAAAATAAGCAAAACTTGTTGAAAGCTTATACCAATCAATTCACTAATGATTAATAATTGAAAATAAAGATTAACTAACGCAGTGACGAAGGCCGTCCAGCATTCACCTGAAGCAAGGATTAAAATCTCAGCCCCGAAATACACACATTTAACATGTCGGGGGTTAGTTAATAATCGGCAGATGAGCTCGATAACACTAGGAGGTGCCCTACCACCTAGCAGATACCTTATCAGAGGCACAACAGTCATGTTCAGAACTTCGGGAGACATATGGCATTCCCAGGAGCTGAAATCCGTGGCCATCGCTTTCCCAACAACGTGACCAAATTTATCTGCTACGAACTTTGCTCTTTCTTTGAAAGGAACATGTTTGATGAAGTACTCGAGATCGTAGACTTTTTCTTCGCAGGCTTTGATGTAGGGAGCCACTAATGCATTTACGAGTACTGAAGGAAAGAAAATGGTTCTCTCCGCTTTGAATGCTGGATAACATTCATCCTTGGGGAAGATCTTCATATTAAAGACGTTTGGGTCTTTCTTATCCGGTTCCAATTCGACGTCGATCTTCCTATCAATATACGCCTCGGTTATTTCACACTTTTTAGTAAAAGAAAATGAAGTTTTCTGCAGCCAAGCATCGACTGAGAAATCATAGTCTACGTCAACAGGATCGAGTTTAGAAGTGATAAAACTATGAACTCGTGACATTCCGGGAGCGAGATCTCGGGTAGCCCTAGGCAAAACCTTACCAGCTCGCGTCCTCGTC